TTGGGCAGAGCTTTATTAGTAAAGGGAGTAATATTGTAGATGCCAACCAAAGATTTTACCGTTATATGTGGGAAACAAAAACCCATATTTGCGAGGAGTGTGGAAAACCTTTGAGCCATTACAGTTCGGTTTTTATTAGTCATATTTTATCCAGAGGAGCAAAGCCAGAAATGGCACACGATTGCAGGAATATAAATATACTTTGTTTCAATCATCATAACCAATGGGAACAGGAGACCACAAGAAAGACAATGAAAATTTATAAAACCAATTTAATAATAATCCAGATTTTAAAAGATGATTACAAATGATACTAAGTAAACCAATAATATTTTTCGACCTTGAAACAACAGGAGTAAATATTGTAAAAGATAGGATTGTGCAAATAGCAATCTTAAAAATTTCTCCAGATGGAGAGCAGGAGCAAAAAAAGACTTTGGTTAATCCTGGCATTGATATTCCAGAGGGAGCAACAGAAGTTCACGGAATTACAAACCAGATGGTTCTGGGAGCGCCAAGTTTCAAACAAATAAGCAAAAGCCTTGCAGAGCAAATGAAAGGATGTGATATTGCAGGATATAACAGCGATGTTTTTGATGTACCGCTTTTAATTGAGGAGTTTAGTAGAGCAGGCATAGAGTTTCCAGATGCAGGAGAGGAGATTAATTTTGTTGATGTTCTAAAGATAGAGAGGAGGATTAATAGCCATAAACTTACTGAAACTTATAAAAGATATACAGGAGAGGAGTTGGATGATGCACACGATGCAATGAATGATGTTATTGGAACTGCAAAAGTATTATTTGCTCAATTAGAGAAAATGAATGATGATGCAAGAACAAATGATTTTACAGTTGAGGAGTTGGATTTGTTTTGCCAAGATGAGAGAAAGCGAGTAGATTATGCAGGGAAACTTTATGAAAAGGATGGAGAGGTTTATTGGAGTTTTGGAAAGCATAAGGATTGTTTGGTTAAGGAGGAGAGGCAATATGCTGATTGGGTTTTGAGGTCGGATTTTCCAACAGACACAAAAAATAGAATTAAAAAAATATTGAGCAATGAGTAAAGCAAGAGGAATGAGCAACAATGCTCGAAACAAAAGGGAGTTTAAAAAAATCCAATTAAAACTCAATGGTTATCTTAATGCTTTTATAAGTATCTGTTATTTTGAGGAGAAAAAATTGGATTGGAATATTATAACCGAGAAAGAGTTTACCAGATTGAGAGGTAAATGGAAAGCCTTTTGTAAAAACAAAGGATATTCGGAGGATGTTATTGCAGCTTTTCATTGGGATTGTATGTTGCTAAAAGTTGATTTAATAATGCAGACCAAGTATGAGAAAGAGGCAGATAAAAATGAGATATTAGTTTATCTAAAAAAAGGAATGACACCGTTAGAAGTGGCAGACTATATGTTTAAAAATTCAAAAACAACAGAAGTATGAAACCAGTAAAATTTGACGAGCAAAATATGGTGTTCGGAGAGAACCAGAAAGAGTATGGAGATTTACCAGCATTTAGAGACCGAGAGGGGCAAGTGATTACTTGTTGGGAATTAGAGGAGGGAGAGTTGGAGCAAATCCAGAAAACAGGAAAAGTTTATTTAAGACAATTAACTTTTAATCAACCATTACAACCTGTTTCTTTGCATATAGCATCTCCATTTGTTGAACCAGAAAAAACAGAGGATTAGTTATGAGTACAGTTAATAAACTTGTTTATGTTATTTAATTAAAATAAGTTTGTTGAATGTATTTAGAAAAAATAAAAACGCTATATCTGGAGGAAAAATTAAGTACAACAGATATAGCAAAAAAATTAGGTTATTCAGTTAGTAAAGTAAGGTATTGGCTAAAAAAAGAGAATTGTTTGAGAAGTCGTGCAGATGGTCATAAATTATCAATACCAAAAATGGGAAAGCAAAGTATTGGAAAAAAGCGAGTTTTTACAAAACAGCATAAAGAAAATATGAGTTTATCAGCTTTACAAAGAGGAGAGAATAATGCTAAAGGTTATTATAAAAATAGCAATGGTTATCTTGAATTTACAAGAGGAGATTTAAAAGGTAAAATGATACACGTTTTTATAATGGAGTGCTTGAAAGGCAGAAAACTGAAAAGAAATGAAGTAGTGCATCACAAAGATGGTAACAAAATAAATAATTCAGTTTATAACCTTGAATTAATGTTAAAATCAGAGCATTCCAGATTGCATGCAAAAATGAATTTTAAAGACAGAAAAATTAATAATAAAGGACAATTACAATGAAAAATTTAGTGATACTTATTGGGAATATAGGAGATGATATAAAAATGCACCATTTTGAGAATGGAGGATGTATTGCAAGGTTTCCATTAGCTACCTCATCATCTTATACAAATAAACAAACAGGAGAAAAAGTTACCAATACAGAATGGCACCAATGTGTAGCAAGAAACAAAGGAGCAGAGTTGTTAGAGAAGTATGTAAGCAAGGGAGATAGGTTGTATATTAGAGGAAATATAACTTACAGAAAGTGGACAGACAGTAATGGAGTAGAAAGATATAGTACGGAGATTAATGTTGATGATTTCACATTTTTAACAACAAAAAATCAAAATCAACAAAATGCCACAAGTAGTCAACCGCCTGCTCAACCGCAACAAAATGGAGGTAGTAATGAGGAATCAGATGACCTACCGTTCTAAGATATGAAATTGAGTTTTGAGAAACTTTGCGATATGATTAATGATGATGCCAAGCTCACGGAATTAAACCGAGTTTGGCATTATGTTGTTAAGCATAAATTAGAATTTACGAGCAACCAAATTCGTTTCTTAAATGACAGGCTTAATGAGATAGGAGCCAAGGTTATTAATAATGAGGTTATAAAGAAAGAGGAGCAGATTGATTTGTTAATGATTAGGATTGTAGATGGGAGATTGGTAAGTTGAATGAGTGCTATGATTATGCAATAAGCATTGAGGATGATTTAACCCAGAAAGAAAGAGAGTATTTGGGAGAGATGTTTTGGTATTGTTACCAAGATATAATTGACAGAGAGCAAAAGGAATATGAACAATTAAAAAAAGAATTTAAAATGCAACATTCAAACAAGGAGTACAATGCGACTTTACACACAAGAAAAAAAGCGCTAACAGTTAAAAATCCATACGCAGAATATATTGCGAGAGGAGAGAAAAAAATTGAGGTAAGGAGTAGAGATACAAAGCACAGAGGAGAGTTGATTATTTGTAGTAGTCAAAAGCCTGTAATACAAGAGATGCAAAGCGGATGTATTTTAGCATCTGTAAATTTATGGCAAACAAAACCTTTCAAAGATTTAACGGAGGAGGAGAAATTGAGCACCAAAATACCAAGAGAGCAATGGGATGGATTGGATGAGCATTATGGATGCTTTTTAAAGGATGTGATTAGAATGGTTGAGTACCCTGTAAAAGGACAGCTTGGAATTTTCAACCTTGTAATGGATAGGATGGAATTTATACCTTACAATAATGCAGAGGTTAGTGAGTTGATTGAAACGCACAAACCAAAGGAATTTGATAGGAAAGCAGTTGCAATCGGATGTTTATTTATAATAATTATCTTTGCAATAGTGGGGTTTGCTATATGGGGCATAATAAAAGCATTCAGCTAATCCAAAATAAATTTATAACTCTATGCAGAGCGGATTTGTAAAAACATCGCAAAAAGCATATTCATAAAAAATAACCGATGGCAGCAAATAAGAGAAATGATAAACAAAAATCACAGGACAGAACATTGATAGCAAATTGGATGGTTCAAAACAAAACTGTAAGAAAGATACAGGAGTTGTTGAATGAGAACAATTTGGAGAAAGGGAAAGGCTATACTTTGTCATTAGGACAAATTGCAGCCGATATGAAAATTGTATTGAAAGAGTGGCAGGATGAGAGAAAGGAGTTTATTGATTTTGTTGTTGATAGGGAGTTAAAGAAATTAGATATTATTGAGGCTGAATGTTGGGAGGCTTGGGATAAAAGTAAGCAGGGAAAAAAGACAACTAAATTTTCTGGAGGTCAAATAACAAATACATCCGTATCTGGAGGAAAGATTAAGGAGAGAAGTTTGGAGGAAACAAGCGGAGAGGTTAAGTACCTTGACAAGATTTTTGATTGTATGGATAGGAGAAAGGATTTACTTGGATATGCAGCAGCTAAAAAAGTTGAGTTTTCTGGTAGCATAGGAGTTGGAGTTACACCAATGAGCGAGGATGAGATTGAAAAGGAGAAAGAAAGAATTAAGGGAAACTTGCGAAAGGTAGTTTAAGAATATGACCGATGAGAAAATTATTTTAGCCAAAAAAAAACAACTTGAAAAATCAGCAAGAGAATTAGAGACTTTATATGCTATTCGAGCGGATGAGTGTGCAAAAAGTTTTTACCATTTTTTTATTGAGTTTTGGGATATTATCAACCAAGATGAGTTGCAGTTAAATTGGCATATAAAATATTTATGCGATAAGTTGCAGGAGATTGTTGAGAGGGCAATTAGGAAAGAGCCAAAAAAATCTGACTTAATCGCAAACATTCCTCCAGGCTTATCCAAATCAACTATATTTTCTCAAATGTTAGGAGCGTGGACGTGGATACACGCACCGCATTTTGTTATCATTACCTCAACTCACAGCAACGATCTATCTATTGACCAAAGTTTAAAGAGCAAGGATATTGTAAAAAGTGAGAGATGGAGCAAGTATTTTCAACCGAAAATATATGCGAAGTATGGAAAGTATATGAACCTCACGAAAGACAATGAGAAAGATTGGAGGAACAATTTTGGAGGTGTAAGGTTCTTTACATCCGTTGGAGGAGCGATTATTGGAAAACACGCCCACATGATTATCTGGGATGATTTGATTGATGTAGAGAAAGCGAATAGCGAGGCAGTAAGAAAAAAAGCAAATCGCCACGCATCAAAAGTTTTACCTACCAGAAAGAAAGATAAAAAAGTAACACCGACCATTGGAATAATGCAAAGGTTACACGAGGACGACCCAACAGGCTATATGTTGAAATTGGATGAGACCATTGAGCATATTAAATTACCTGCAAAAACTACAGGAGAGGTAAAGCCAGAAAGTTTAAAAGAATTTTACAAGGATGGATTTTTAGACCCAAACAGATTAGGGCAGGACGTTCTGGATGAGCAAGCGAAATTATTAGGAACGTATGATTTTGCAGGACAGTATGACCAAGACCCAACACCAAAAGGAGGAGGAAAGGTTAAAAATGAATGGTTTAATTATATTGATAGCCACGATTTGCCAGAGGGATTGATTTGGGATTTATGGATTGATGGTGCATATACCAATAACACAAAGAATGACCCAACAGGATTAGTTTTTAAAGCATTTGATAAAAGGAGGAACAGATTATATGTAAGGCACGCAAAAAGTGCTTATTTAGAGATGCCAGAACTGTTAAAAGAAGTACCAAGACTTTGCAATATGTTTGGCGTTGGTAGTCGTTCCAGAATTTACATAGAGCCAAAAGCATCTGGGCATAGTATTGAGCAGATGTTGAAAGAGGTTACAGGATTGAGTGCAATATTGATTAAAAGCAAATTAGTTTCAGAGGGAAAGGATGCGAGGTTATCGGCTGCAAGTCCAAAGATTGAGGCAGGGCAAGTGTTTATTGTAAGAGGAGGATGGAATGAGAATTACGTTGGGCAAATTTGTTCTTTTCCTGTTGCAACTCACGATGAGTATGTTGATTTAATTGGCTATGCTTGTGAGGAGTATTTTGGAGGACGAAAAGCAAAAGGAGTTCGCAGAGTAAATTAATTACAAAATAATGCTTGTACAACTTAAACTTAAAGTTTAAATTTGACCATCATTAATAATTAAACCGAGAGCAAAAATGGGAACAGTAATTAATTTAACAACAAAATTTGAGGAGGGAAACATTTACCAAATGACTTTTATTGGAGATGCTGATTTAAAAGTGTCTTATATCTGTGTAAAGAGAACTAAAAAAATGGTTACTCTTGAAAAATTCAAAGGAACAGAGGTTTTAAAAAAGAAAATAAATGTTTACCAAGGAGTTGAATATGTAAGAGCAGGGAGTTACTCAATGGCACCATCTATTTATGCAGATAAAATAATTGGATAATATGACAATCAATAATGTAACCATTGGAGATAAATTTATACATCCAAATGATAGAAAGAGCAAAAGAATTTCAGAGGTTTACGATTTTCTGGAGGTCAAAAGTTTAACAACAGGGAAACATCTGGAGTACCTTTGTTGCGTTAAAAAAGATTTTTTAGGGCAAGTATTATATTCACAAGTAGCATTTTCAACAGTAGTTAGATATAAATTAAAAACCGAGAGCAAATGAATTTACAAGAGCAAATTGAATTATTAGAAAACCAAAAAAAAGCACTATCAAATTATATTGAGATGTGCATTTTTATTAAAGCAGTTCCAAAGCCAGAGATTTTGATGGTATTGGAGGATAATACAAGCATTGAAAAATTGCAAGAGGCAATGAGAATGTTTGAGGAAACAAAGGAGAAATACACTAAAGCAATACAGGATGTTTGAAACAATAGGATTTTCAATAGATTATTACGTTGGAGGCAAGTTTGTTGGTTATGTTGTAAATGATGCTCCAGATAGAGAGCAGAATGGATATGCAGGGAGAAAGGTTGAGATATTGAATGAGGATGTTGTATGTACTAACAGAAAAATAATTAAGGCAGGACAGGAGGTTAAAACAGAGCAAGTGCAGATGTATGGAAAGCTGACGAAAGAATTTAGAAAAAAGGCTTTTAGCATTTAAAATTAATGTTTAAATTTGACCAATTAATAATTGTACCGATGGTACAGAAAAACCGAGAGCAAAGATGAGTACAAGTAAAGATGTTACAGGATTACTATTAGAGGATTTATGGGATTTGTGTTACAGAGCGCATAGTTGGATTTCTTTTAGTCCAGAAAAAAGAGCAACCAGATATATCAAAGAATATAGCGAGTTGTTAAAATCAGATTTGGAACTGTTAGGGGAAAACCAAGGAAACTACAAAGAGAAATTTATTAGCAAGTTTAAGGATTGGATGGGAGCAAAAAGCAACTGTGCATCATCCGCTATTACAGGAGGTTCTGGTTTTAATGTAAGGAAAGCAAACAAGGCTAATGATAGAGAGCATAAAAAATGGCAGGATTTCTCAATGTGGAGAGATAAGTATTTTAATGCAGTTAATCGTGTGCCAACTAAAAGTCCAGAGGATGAGTTGGAGATTGCAGAGAATTTATTGGAGAAACTTACTTTGAACCAATTAGAGTATAAAGAGATAAATGCAGAGATTAGAAAGTGCAAAATAACAGACCATTACGAATTGCTGAAATATCTGGGAGAGCAAGGATTTGACAAGAGTAAATTTGGAGAAATACAGGAGCGAGGAGGTAAATTAAAAATTCCATCATACGTGCTAACTAATAACAATGCGACTATTAAGAGAAATGAGCAAAAAGTTAAGGTTATGCAAGCAAGAATTGACCGCAAGAATACTTGGGAGGACATCAAATTTGATGGAGGATATGTTACTATTGAGGATGATAGGTTAAAGATTTTCCACGATGAGAAACCAGAGAGAGTTGTGATTGATGAGATTAAAAAGAATGGTTTTAGATGGTCGCCACATTGGGGATGTTGGTGCAGAAAGCATACAGGCAATGCGATCTACTCTTTGAGGTTTTTAAGTTTCATTAATCAAAAATAAATATTAATCAAATCCTCCAGAAATGGAGGGTTTTAATTCTTTTAAAAAATGTATCTAATTTATAAAACAGACAATCATCATAGTTTTAAAAGCAGAGATGTGATTGGAGTAGTTGAGGAGGAGAAAAATATTATTAAGATTTGCCAATTACAGGCTAAAAAAGAAGAGTTTGTAATTACAGGAGAGCAGATATTTAATTTATCAAATTATAAACAAACGCAAGGTTATGTTGGAGATGGAGAGTTTGTTGTTGAGCAAGTAAATATTAACGAATTATTATAAAAAATTAAGATGAGCGAAAAGGAGCAAGAATATTTAAAGACAGCATTTATTGAATTAACAATAAAAGTTCAAGAGCAAAAGGAGGAAATAAAAACTGCCCAAGCAGAGGCAAAGAGAAATTGGGATTGGTTTGTTGCCGAACAAGAGAAAACAAAGCAGATAGAAAAATAATAATTTAAAACGAGAGCAAAAATGGGATTAGATATTTCAGTTTACCAAAACATTAAAAAAGTCATAACAGAAGATTATGAGGAGTTTGATTTTGCGGCATTTGTCATTAATGAGAGATGGTTGTATAAGATTAAAAATTTAGAAAACAATGCAAAATATGTTGGAGATGTTGCAGAGCCAGAGGTTGGTTATTCTTATAGCAGTCATTATCAATTTAGAAATTATTTATGTGAGATTATTTTAGAGAGAGAGGTTAAAAGATTTAGCGATGAGGATTTGGATGAGAAAATGCCTTTTATAGAGTTGATAGATTTTGCAGACAATGGGGGATGTTTGGATTGGGAGGTTAGTGAAAAACTTTACAAGGATTTTGTTGAGCATAAGGATAAAGCGGTTAAATATCTGGAGGAACAAAATGAGCCTCATTTTAGAGATAGATATTTGGATTGGTTAAAAGTATTTGAGGTGGCAAAGGAGAGAGGAGTTGTTGTTTTTAGATAAAGCAATATATTTACATAACAATTTGGGGATTGCCTCGCAGAAAGCAGAAATGCAAGTATGCGAGGTTTTTTAATAGCGAGAATTTATGGCGACAAAAAGCACATTGAGAAAATTAGAGACCAAGGTTAAAAAAGAGTTTGGTTTGATGGAGATGAGATTAACAGTTTTAAAAACCAATCCAACAAATGAAAATCTGGAGAGGTATTATAAAGCATCGGACAAATTGGATGATGTATTGGATGAGTATTATAGTGCAAGTATTATGTATTTCTCCATTGAGAAACCAGAGCTTTATGAGTTGTATATTGACCAATCAAAAACCAAGGTCAAAAAGAAATTTTTAAGGCAGATAACAAACTCAAAAAAATCAGCTTTAATGTATAAAACAAATGAGCATCGTTTGGAGGTTCTGGAGGAGGAAAAGAGAGCAATGATTAAAAAGAAATACAGAGGAGTAAAATTACAAAGAGTAAGCAAAAGCATATCCAGATTAAAGAGATGGATGGAATACGATTAGGATTGACATAATACATTTTTATTTAAAAAATACTATATTTGTCAAAATATCTTTCACAAGGCCTATGGGCAAGCCTCATTTTATTAATTTTAAAAACAAAAAAAAATGGGATTACTTACAGATTGCCCACGTTCAGCAGCATTAAATTCAGTTCCTTTAGAGAACTGTTTGGAGAGCGTTGGCCAAATTCAAAAAATGGTTTTTCAGAGAATTAGAAAAACAGATGGAACAAAAAACACATTCGTAACAGCAACAGCAGACCCAGCAGTATTAGCATCGTGGACTCCTTTACTTGCAGCAGCAGATGATACAAAGGTTGTGCAAACTCCTTTTATCGCTCAACCAGAGTTTGAGCCAGGAGCAGCGAGAAAGTATGGAGGAGGTAATGCGACACTTGGTGGGATTGAGTTGGTTATTGGTCGAGAGCCAACAACTGCAACTGCAATGTTGTTAAGAAACAGCCAAAAGACAGTCAAAGCCTTAAAGAAATTTATGGGAGAGGATGTTGGAGTATATTTTATTGATGAGTTCGGACGTATTATTGCGGATAGCGATGGTGCAGAGGCTCCTGTAAATTATTACCCATTTCCTATCAATGGACTATTTGTTGGAGATAAGAAGTTTGGAGGATTAGAGGATATTGATAGCAACGCTATTGAGTTTGGTATGTTTCCAAATTGGTCTGACAATTTACGCATAATCACTCCTACGGATTTTGATGCGTTAAATGACTTGAAAACTCCAGCGTAAGGATGAGTAAATTAACAGAGGTGGTTTTATCCAATGACAACGATAAGGTAGGAGATATTACATTGGAGATAAGCCACGCAGAAAGGGTATTAAAGATGCCTAAAAACGGAGGTTGGAAACTTCCAGAAAACTCACCTTATAAATTGGATAAGAATGGCATTGTTAAAAAGTCAAATAAAAGAGATACTCAAAAGTCCAAAGAACAGGGCGACAATAAGTAAAGCCGTAAGGCATGAGCATAGGTTACGCTTCCATATTGATACCAATATGGAGGCTAACAATGTTCGTTTAGTTGTTAATGACTTTCTCAACTATGTAAAGGGATTACTGCCAAAAGATAAATACCAAATTTTCCTGCAATTATTCTGTTTTCCAATAGCAACAAATGAGTTGACAGAGGAGATATTGAGTGCGTTGGAGAAAGTATATGATGGCAAGGATGCTTATGAGGAGTACAATTTTATCAGTCCGCAAGAGTTGGATGATTGGAATAGTTATAGGAGCGAGGTAATTAATGCTTATAGTTTCTGGAGAGGTACAGCATTTGAAAAAATGAAAACTTGCATCAATGGTTTTATTATTGTTGATTTAAAAGAGGAGCAAGAAACTGAAAAGCCAGAGCCTTATTTTTATTTTACACCAATTTCAGATATTAAAGACTTTGAATGCAAAACTAATGGAGATGTTGATTGGATTTTAATAGAGCAGGAAAACAGCAGATTAGCAGTTTTTGATGATGAGAGTTACCGAGTGTTTGAGTTAAATGATAAAAAGGAGATAGTTGGAGAGGCGATAATTGAAAATACCCACGATCTGGGATATTGCCCTGCATCTTTTTTCTGGAATGATAAACTTACAGAGGATAACAAGGCATTGAAAAAATCGCCATTATCAAATCAACTTGCAAATCTGGATTGGCTTTTATTCTTTCTTACGAGCAAAAAGCATTTAGATTTATATGCACCATACCCAATTTATTCTGGTTACCAACAGGATTGTGAATTCGAGAACAAAAACAATGGAGATTATTGTGATGCAGGATTTATTAAGAATAAAGTTGGAGAGTATTATGTTGACAGGAGTGGAACGTTGAACAAATGCCCTGTTTGTGCTGATAGTAGATTGGCAGGAGTTGGGAGTTTTGTTGAGGTGCCATTACCAAACAGAGATAATGATTTCAAAGATTTGCGAAACCCTGTACAGATTACCTCTATTGATGTAAATAGTTTAAAATACAATGTTGATGAGGTGCAGAGATTGAATGATAAAATTTATGCTGCGGTTGTAGGTTCTGGAGGAGATATGAAAATGGATAAGGCATTTAATAAAGACCAAGTAAAAGCCAACACCGAAAGCAGGAGAAATGTTTTATTATCATTAAAGAAAAACTTTGAAAAAATCCAGAGTTGGACAGAGGACACAGTTTGCCGATTAAGATATGGAGCAACATATTTAAGCAATACAATATTTTATGGCTCGGATTGGTATTTGTACGATGTTGACCAATTAACAGAGCAGTATAAATTAGCAAAAGAGGCAGGAGCAACAGATTATCAGTTGGATTTGATACAAGACCAGATAATTGAGACCGAAAACAAAAACAATCCAATGGCTCTCCAGAGAGCAGAGATTTTGAAAAACCTTGAACCATACAGGCATCAAACCAGAGCGGAAGTTTTGGAGATGATGGAGAAAGGATTTGGAGATAAGGACTTAATTGCGGTTAAATTAAATTTTGCTACTTTTGTTTTAAGATTTGAAAGAGAGAACACGGACATTGTAGAATTTGGAAGTGCATTATCTTTCAGTAACAAAATAAATATAATTCTAAACACATTTAAAGATTATGGCAGGACAGAGCAAATTAACGGAGGAGCAAGTGGCAGCGAATAAGCTGTTAAAAGATGCTAAAACTCCAGAGGAAAAAGCAACAGCAGAAAAAGCAGTTGCAGTCGCTAATGAAAATGCAGAGAAAGCATTGAAAGAGACAGAGGAAAAGGCAAAAGCTGAAAAGTTGGAAAAGTCAAAAAATACTCCTGTATTGAAAAAGACAAAAGCCAATTATGTTCCAGAGCCAGGAACAGAGCAAAATTACCACGCAAAAATTGAGGTCAAGGCATTTAACGCTCAATCTGGAAAGAGATTAAGCAAACCAAGTGTACAGATTTTTGCACCGAAAGCATTTAAGACTTTCAAAGAGCAAGCAGTTGGAATAGGATATACAGTTGATATATTACACGACCCAACAGATGAATATCCAAAAGTAGGAGTTCAACCAGTAGAGGAGACAAAAGAAAAATAACATTAACTTAAAAGGGACATAAGAAAATGGCATTAAATGCAGATAAATTAAAAGCAAGTACAGCGTTAGCAGGACTAACGGAGGAGCAAATTAAGGCAGTAACAGAGTTGAGTACTAATGATGAGACTGCTGTTATAGGAGAAAGAATTGGAAAGTTTTGGGGCGACATTGATAGAGATGTTGAGGAAACCACAGGACTAAAAAAGCCAGAGGGTGTGAAAACATTTGATTGGCTTAAAAGTGATGTTTTTAGTAAAGTTGGTGCATCATCTAAATTGCAGAAAAAACTTGATACTCTTAAAGGGGAAAAGGAGGAGCTTGAAAAGCAGTTAAAAGATGGTAAGGTTGATGAGGCTATTGTAAAAAAGTTAAAAGACAATGAGCAACTTGTGAAAGATTTACAAGGTCAAATGGCAACTGAAAAAACCAAATACGAAAAGCAATTAACTGATGCACAAAGCCAGAATGTTAGCATTATGGTTAACAATGAGTTTGATAGAGCATTGGTTGGTAAAAAGTTCAAGGATGAGGCGATTATACCAAAATCCGTGAGAGATAGTTATATTGGCAATGCCAAACAAGCTATTCTTTCAGAGAACACACCAGATTGGATAGACGACGGAAGAGGTGGGAAAACGTTAGTATTTAGAGATGCTAATGGAGACATCAAAAGAAACCCAGAAAACAACCTTAATCCGTTCACAGCATCGGAGTTATTTACAACAAAGATTGCTGATGTATTAGACCAAGGTAAAAACCAAGGTGGTGCAGGAACAGGAGGAAAAGGTGCAGGAGGAGGAAAGACAAGCGAGCTTTCTTTGTCTGGAGTAAAAACACAAGTTGAGGCTGATGATACGATTACTGATTATCTTATGGGAAAAGGTTTAGTAAGAGGAACAGCAGAATACAACCAAGAATTTGACCAAATTAGAACAGAAAACAATGTTGCTGATTTGGACATCCGTTAGTATTGATGGGCAGGACTAACAAACTATTTAATTATTAATTTTAAAAACTTAAAAAGATGAGTTTGATTAACACAAGAATGCAGAATTTACGTGCTAAGGCAAATCTTGACAAGTGGGAACTGCGCCCATCACGTTACGGAGCTTTAGATTTATTCATGCAACAAACAGAAGACCCTGCTGGTATCATTACGCAGGAGTTAAAAGACAAAGCCAATGCCTCGATAGGTAGTACTTTGCAAGTTCCTGTTATTGATTTTGATGGAGGTATTACCATTGGTAACACCAGAACAGTAACAATCGCAGATAGTGAGAATACAAGTAGATTGGTAACAATCGCATTTGCCACTTATTCGTGGGGTTTCACAACCGTTCCTGCTGCGTTTATGAATAATGAAATTAGCATCCAAGCTGATTTTGAGAGAAAGTTTAATAAATATCTTTACAAATTTGGAGAGGCATTGGATAGTGCAGGAATTGCTGCTATGGATGCAAAGAAAACCCAAGTTTTAAATGATAATTTAGGACTTTACACATTTGCAAGTAATATGGCAACTGCTAATTATGCGCAACGTGAGGAGATTATTGGAGATTTAAACCCATTAGAGGCAAGTAACGATTTCTATATGCCATTACATATTGTAGGGAATACAGGAGTTGAGAGTTTAGTTAGAAAACTTGCAGAGAAAGGGTTGTATAATGAAACCAACAAACAAATCCAATATGCTGATAAGATTTGGCATTGGAGTAACAGAGTTGCAAATGCAGCAGACCGTTACGCAACAGGATTTGCAGTACCACAAGGTACAGTTGGGATGTTATCACGTTTCGAGAGAGAGGCGTTGTTAAGAACCAGAGTAAGAACAGGACACGAGTGGGATATTGATACATTACCAATGTTGAATATGCCAGTTGGAACGTACTACTATGAAAGTGTAGGCGACTTTAGTGGAATTGCAGGGGCAGCAACAGCTGACCTTACAAGAGCCAAGAAAGAGCATTATGGTTTTTCAGTTGATGTAGCGTTTTTAGTAGCAGAGAATAGCGATGCAGCGAATGAGGCAAGCGCAATCTTGAAATTCGATATTAAAACAGAGGGTGCAGCTTAGGATGTACTTTGATTAATAGCAAACCAGAAAGGGTACAGGGGCAATCCTGTACCTTTTTTTAATTTAGAAAACTATGTATAGAGCAAGTGCAATATTAGAAAGTTGGAGAGGATTGATTGGATGGAGGCAGAATTATGACCCAAATGGAAAACAGTTGGAGGATGAGATGGTTGAGAGTGCGAGTAATATGTTTTACCAAGATGAACACCCAATGCTTACTCTCCAGAATTTAGAAAGTATTATGCCAGATTATTCATTGGTCAATTATCCTGCTTGGGATATTGCAACGAATTACAAGGCAGATGAGGTTGTAAAGAATGCAGGAGTTAATTATAAAGCCAAGAGAGATAACGTTGGTTTAATCCCTGGCGACAATCTGGAGGATGATTGGAAAGTATTTAACCCATTTAGTGAATGGCTAAAGCAAAAGACTGATGCAGGGATAATTGATACGATCATACAATTTCTCGAAAAGAAAGAATTAAATAAAACAGCCAAGACTATCATTGAGAGAAAGAGTTTATTTGATGGTATTGGTAAGATTGATGATACCATACCGAATAAAGACAGGAGAGCAGGATTTGAAATTTTTGCGAGTAGGAGTATGGGTTTAACAGTCCGTTTGGATAGAATTGGATTACAGAGAACAACAGCAGGAGATGTTACAATACAATTACATCACAGCAGTAAAGAAACGCCCTTAAAAACGCTTATTTTAAGTTTTACAAAACCAAACTCAATACATTGGTTTGATTTGGGATGGGATTTACCATATATTTCAGATGATACAGATGGAGGAGGAGCGTATTATGTTAGCTACAAGCAAACAGGAACATCTGGCCTCGCTATCAAAAAGGAAAAGGAATGGAATGAGGCACCGTGTGAGGGATGCGTAAGTAAAACAGAACTGAATACGTGGAAAGCATACAGCCCATTTGTAGAGTTCCACCCATTTACAGTACCAGAGATTGATGGAGAGAACTTATGGGATATTGATGATAACCGCTATGAGTATTCAAGCAACCAAGGTCTTAACTTCCAAATAAGCCTCTATTGTGATTATACAGACTTCTTTACAGAGCAAAGAGATTTGTTTAAAAGTGTATTAAGAAAGAGAGTAGCGATAAATCTATTGAGAGAACTTGCATACAATACCAATAGTCGTATCAATCAATCAGAGAGTACTGTTACAAGACAACAATTATTGTATGAAATTGATGGAGATACCAGAGGACGAAAGACAGGAATTAATCACGATTACATACAGTCAATGGAAGCAATTAGCTTAAACACAGAGGGGCTGAACAGATTATGCCTACCTTGCAAGAGTAATGGAGTAAGGTACAGGACAGTTTAATGGGATGTAAAAAGTGCAGTAAATGTGGTTGCCAGAAGTATGACCCATTTGCAGGAAAAACATTGATACACGATGAGGAAAAGTGTGGAGGCATCGTTAAGAGTAAAGAGGATGATATAATTGTTATCTCATTGATGGAGGAGTAATGTGTTTTTTATAAATAGATGTAAGGAGATAGCTGAAAACTTTATAAATAAAAAACAATAAATTTGTAAAATGGTCAAAGGAATAGATGCGATACAGGATAAGTTGGAGAAGTTAAAGGAGTTCCAACAGAACGCTCCAAAATATGCGATTGATGCAGTTATGGAGGAGAAAGCGATTGTATTAGATATGAACTTTGAGGAGCAGTTATATTTGGAGGGTGTGAATAGAAACAATGTGCCTATAATGGATTACAAACCTTACTCTCCTGCAACTGAATTTATCAAACAGCAAAAGCGCCAACCTTATGACAGAGTTACGTTGAGAGATGGTGGGGATTTTCATAGCGATGGAGATGTTGAGAGGATTGATGATGTTACAGCCGAGATAATCAGTACCGACCAAAAGAGCGAATGGCTACAAGATAAGTATGGAAAGGAGATATTGGGATTAAAGCCAGATAATATGACCGAGTTAAAAGAGAATTACGTTAAACCGTATTTACATAAAAAGTTAGAGGAGATATGAAAAATGCACCAACAATAATCAATCCAACAAATCCTGCAATAGTGGATAGAGTGTTAATTGATTTTAATACCAAGATGCTTAATAAATTGGATTGGCTCACAGGAGCGTATGGAAAAGCACAAGTATTGACCAGAAAGGATGATAAAAAGAAAATCATTAAATATCCTGCAATCTATACAGGAACAGGGAAAGAGTATGCGAGTATGCTACCGAATGAAAGCTATGGCAATTTCTCTTTCTGGGATATGCAAAAGGCTTATGATATTGATTGGATTGATAACCAGATGCAAGTGATTGAGGCAGAGTTTGGATTGGTTGTTTGGTTTAATATTAACAAGGTTCTGGAGGCAGACCAAAAGAGAAGTTTGGAAAGTATTAAGGAGGAGATGATGGATGTATTTGTTAAGACCAGAGTACTCAATGCGAGAATTAAGCTAACAGGGATAACGGAGAAAAATGAGGAGATTTACAAAGGTTATTCTATAAAGGAACATGACCAACAGTATTTGATGCACCCATTTGGAGCGTTGAGGTTTAATGGAGAGATGAGGATTGAGAAATTATGTAACAGTTAAATTACTTATAAATGAAATTAAAGAGAGCGATTAAGATTTTGAATTACCACCAAAGATGGAGGAGAGGAGCTGATATTGAGATGAGATATGAACCAAAAGAATTAACAGAGGCAATAGATGTTTGTTTGGAGAAACTTAATAAAGATATTGAATAGATGGAGGAGTTATTTTATGCAACAATCGTTTATAGCGCATTAGGGAGCAGTATATTTTTAATCTTAACTAAATATAGAGTTATCCAATATCTTCAAGCGAATGGCAGATTTGGAATAAATAAGGTGGCTCAATGCCACTTTTGTTGTTGTTTCTGGATATGTTTTATTATTTCAGTAATAGGACTTATATTGGGAGGGCAATGGATTACTTTGATAGCTTCATTATCTGGAGCATCAATAATGAGAGCAATAATTAATTAATGAGGTTTTATAAAGGATATTGTAATAATTGCAAGAGAGAGGTTTTAATGTTAGAGAAATTAATTGACCCAAAAGATTGTAATTGTAAAGAGATTGAGAATGTTTGCCAATATTGTAAAGAGAGTAAATAATTAAATATCGAGAGATGATTGAATTAAAAAAGATTTTGACCAATCCAGATAACCCACGAGTTATAAAGGATGAGAATTTTGAGAAGTTATGCAAGAGCATAAAAGAGTTTCCAAAGATGATGGCATTACGACCAATAATTGTGAGAGAGAATTGGATTGTTTTGGGAGGGAATATGAGGAGGAAAGCGTTGGAGCATCTGGGATATGAAAAGATACCAAAGGATTGGGTTAAGTTCGCAAAGGATTTCACAGAGGAGGAGCAAAAGAGATTTTTGATTACTGATAATGTTGGGTTTGGAGAATGGGATTGGGAGATATTAAACAAGAGTTGGGATGTATCTGCATTGAATGAGTGGAATTTGGATGTGCCTATTGACAAGATGATTGATGGGATGGATGAGGATGATGATGAGTTGGAGTTTGAGCAGTCGGTACAGATTGAGCCTGCTGATGAGTATATTATGATAATTGCCCCACCGAACTCTCCAGAATGGGATGAGATTAAGGAGAGATTGAAATTAAAGATTGTGAGGAGAGGTGGTTATAAAAAAGGCTCTCCATTTGATACGAATAGTATTGAGAGAGTAATTGAGTGGAATGATTTTAAAACCAGATACAAAGATGCTGATAGCGATACCAAGTAAGAACAGAGCAGGGAATACAACTACAAATAAGATATTGCCTAATATTGGAACTTTCTACGTTCCAGAGAGCGAGATACACCAATACCAAAGTTACATAAAGAATGTTGTTGGAGTTCCAAATGATGTAAGAGGGATAACTGCAACCAGAAATTGGATATTAAAAAATACAGAGGAGAGATATGTTGTTTTTCTGGATGATGATGTTAAGTATGCAGGATATACCAAGATGGCTAAATACAAAGCTTTAAAGATTGTGATTAAGGATGAGGCTTTTTGGTTTAATGAGTTTTATAAATTCTTTGATATGTGCGAGGAGTTGAAATATAAAATTTGGGGATTAAAAACAGAAAGCGCTACACGATCTGTTTGTCCATACAAACCTTTCAATTTCAAAGCATACGTTACAGCATCTTGTATGGGGATTGTAAATGATGGAGAGTATATGTTTGATGAGAATTACAAAGTAAAGGAGGATTACGATATTTGTTTGAGGCACATAAGAGATAAAGGAGGTATTTTAGCAGTAAGATATTTGCATTGGGAAAATGAGCATTGGACTACCGATGGAGGATGTAAGGATTACAGAACTGTTAAGATGGAGAAAGATGCTATTAAACTTCTGGCAAGGAGTTACCCAGGTATGGTAAGGAGAGCAACGAGTAATGCAAATAAATTCACAATTCAACTAAATTTATAAAATGAGTAAAGGAGCGATTGAGTTTAAGATACCAGATGAGGTTTATTTTATTACTGATGAAATGAATGAGCCTTTTTTGGTTGTTGGGATAGTTGATAGAGGATATTGTTGGAGGTATCTAATTGGAGGAAAGAATGGAGAAAAAGAGGTTGATGGTTTTGAAATAAGTAAACAAAAAAGTTACGGAGGATGAAAATAGAGCGAATTGGAAAGCATACTATTGAGAGATATAATAGTATTGATGAGTTACCCACAGAGAGGTTTTTTACTTACAACAGGATGTTGTTGTTGGATAGTGGTATTGGAGGAGATATGGAGGCGGTTGATGGGCATATTAGCAAGATTATGGGATATGTAGCCAGAGAAAAAAAAGAGGAGGCAACGCAGGAGTTAATGAATATGCGTAACAGCTTTTACTTTGTCATTGAGAATATGAACCCAAAGCATTTGAGTTATGCAGCTTTGATACATCGTATTGATGGAAAGTTAATGACTGATTTTAGTGATGAGAATTTAAAGAAACTCATAAAGCAGTTGAGTGAATGGGGGGCAAATAGAGGTTTTTTTGAGATAGTCATTGAGGCAGTAAAAAAAAAATTCAAAACGAATTAGAAACTTACTTTCCAGAGATATTTGATAGTGCTGAAAGTAAGCAGATATTTGGAGAGATTAAAAGGATGGCTTTGTTAGTTCTGGAGGAGGTCGCAAGAGGAAAGGATAATACGGAGGAGATTAATGAGATAGATGATTATTTATTTGGATTTGCTAAACCAAAGGAATACACAGGAAAGAAAGGAGCGGAGGTTACTTACGTTAAGAAGTATGAGGAGATGAGTTTGGTATTGACCAAGTATGCTCAAAAGGATGCCAAGACTATGACAGTTATGGAATATTACCAAGCATATTTGATGTTGAAAAAAGAGAATAAGCCAAAGCCTCGTAACCGTAAAAAATAAATAACTAAATTTGTATTTCAATAGTTAGCTGATGGGTAGGCTCACATAATCAATTAAAAGAGATGAGCAACCCAATTAAAGGCAGTGATTTATACCAAGATGATGGAGCGATTGACAAGGGAATAAAAGACCTTGAAAAAATGAAAGAGGCATATACTGTTATGCTTGATACTATCACAAAGGAGGCAGAGAATTTGATTGCCAAATTAAAGGAGGTCAATACTACTACAACAGAGGGGCAAGGTGCAGCAAAAAAAGCAATGACCGATGCCGAGAAATTAAAAAAGGCTCAAAAGGAGTATGCAAGCGCTTTAAATGATACCAATACGAAAATCCGTGCTTTGAGAGATGCAAAGAGAGAGGATATACGTGAGCAGAAATTACAGAACAAATTAGCGAAGTCAGCAGAGGGCAGTTACAATAAATTGTCAGCTCAATATTCTTTAAATAAATTAGCTTTAAATAAGATGAGTATTGCAGAAAGAAGTGCAACAAAATCTGGACAAGCTTTAGAGAAACAAACGAGAGAGATTTATGAGGAGATGAACCGATTGCAGAAAGCAACAGGGAAACATACCTTACAGGTTGGGAATTATGGAATTGCCACAGAAAACTTGCATCCAATTTTAGGGAGAGTAAACCAAGGATTGGGAGCTATGGGAACCAGTTTAGAGGTATTGGGTGAAGCTGATAAACCATTTAAAGTATTAAAAAATGCAGTTCTTAATTTTGGAAAAGCAACCTTGACTTTTTTACTTTCTCCAATTGGATTGGTATTGAGTGCTGTTGGTGCTTTGTTCTATTTAATTGCGAGTAATAAAGATACTGTTATACAATTTAATTCGGATTTGATTGATGTTGGTAAAACCGCTAATTTATCTGGAGAGGAGTTGAGAGGATTAGGGCAGGACATTGTTGATTTATCCAGAAAACTCAAAGTAATTGGAACTCCTGCATTGTTGCAGTATGCAAAGGTAGCAGGGCAGTTGGGAGTTAAAGGAAAAGAGAATATACTTGCTTTTACTGAAAGCCTTGCTAAATTAGAAACTGCAACAAATATATCTGGAGAGGAGGGAGCGAGTAATATTACCAGATTGCTAACTCTTACAGATGGAGGAGTGCAGAATGTTAAAGATTTTGGAGATGAGATTGTTAATTTAGGAAATAATTTTGCTGCAACTGAAAGTGAGATTTTAACCAATGCAACTGCAATTGCACAGAATACCGCACAGTATGGAGTTGGTAGAAAGATTGTATTAGCTTACGCAACTGCAACCAAAGCAGTAGGTATTGAGGCAGAGCTTACAGGTTCCACAATAGGGAGGACTTTGGGAATGATGGAGAAAGCTATTAGAACAGGAAAAGGAATTGATAGCATTGCAAAAATAACAGGACAGAATGTTGAGGAGTTAAAGGCTCAATTTAGAGACGACCCAAGTGCGGTATTTACAAATTTTATTGCAGGATTAAAGGAGGTTAATAGTGCAGGAGGTTCTGTAAATGAGCAATTGGAAAATATTGGTATTACATCAGTAAGAGACCAAAGAGTAATTTCCTCACTTGCAACAAAAGGATTTGATGTTTTAAAAGGTTCTATTGATGAGGTCAACAAATCTGGAGGCTCATTGGATAAGGAATTTGGTGCAGCATCTGGAAAGTTAAGCGCTCAACTTAGTAGAGTTGGAATTGCGTGGGATAATTTTGTTTTAAGCATCGAGGATGGAGAGGGGTTTTTAAGCAAGATAGCAGCTTTTTTTGCAGGAGAGTTTGCAAAGTCAATAGATAGAGCAGCGTTTTTCATTAAAGTAATGGGAGCAGTAATATCTGGAATTATTGCAGTATTTAAGCAATGGTTTAAAGAGGCCGGCAAGTTTATTCAGTCGATTAGAGATATTGCAGATGTTGAGATTGATTTTAGCAGTCCGTTGGAGAGTTTAAAGAATATTAAAAATGCTTTTAAGAATGTAGGGAAAACTTATGTGCAAGGAGCGGTTAATACAGCGAATGCGTTTGGAGATGCTTTTAAAAAGGAGTTGAGTAGGTCAATGGAGGCTACCAAGAAAGCAATGGAAAAGAGTGGAGATGAGTTGGATAAGATATTGGATGAGAGTATTAAAAAAAGTATTCAATCGGTTGGAGATATTGATGCGGAGATTGCGAAGTTAAATAAGACCCTTAAAGGAGCTAAAAGTCGAGGAGAAGCAAGTAAGATACAGAATGAGATAAAAGCATTGGAAGACAAGCGAAATGCTATTCTGGGAGTGGCTAATGCTAATCTGAAAGAGGCAGAGAGTAGAGCGATGGGAAAACAGAAAGCCAAGATTGATGTGATGGAGGATGGAGAGAGCAAGGATGTTGCCATTTTAGATATGGAGTTGGCTGAAAAAAGAAAACTTTGGGAAAAGTATGGATTGGATGTTGCTTTATTAGAGGATTACGAAAAGAGACAGAGGTTTTTGATTTCTCAAAAATGGAGAGAGAAAGAGATTGCTGATGCTAAAGCGAAACAGGATAAGATTACAGCAGATAGGAGGAAAGCGAATAGCGAGGAGATGGCTATTATAAATGATGCTTATGATTTGAGATTGTCAGAGATTGACATAATGAAAAATACAGAGGCTGAAAAAACAAAGTTACGTTTGGAGGCTGAAAAGTCGAGATTGGAAAAGATTTTAAAGCTGAATGAAACCGTTAATAAGCAGTTATCTAAAGACCAGATTGATGCAATAAAGAATACCATTAAGAAAATTGATGGAGAGATACAGGGAGTTGGAAGTGGTCAAAAGGATATTTACCAGATGGTAGGATTGAATTTGGATGATGAGCAGAAACAGGCGATTAGTGATAGTTTAAGTTTTGCGTTGGATAATGTAAATGCTTTTTTAGATGCAAGAGTACAATCGGCAGAAATTGCAGTACAGAAAGCACAGGAGGAAACGAGTGCAGCAGAAAGTCGATACCAAGCTGAAATTGATGCGAGGAATAATGGATATGCAAATAATGTTATCACAGCGCAGAAAGAGTTGGAGCAAAAGAGAAAGAATGAAAGACAGGCTTTAAAGGATAAGGAAAAGGCTCAAAAAGCACAGGAGGCGATTGATACAGCAATGCAGATTTCTGGTTTAATTACATCATCTGTTCAAATCTGGAAAAGTTTAGCAGGAATACCTGTAGTTGGCCCCGCTTTGGCAGCAGCAGCAGTTGGAGTTATGTGGGGTTCTTTTGCAGCATCCAAGATAAAAGCAAAGAGCGTTGCGAAAGAGAAGTATGGAGATGGAGGATATGAGTTTTTAAATGGTGGCTCACATAGTTCTGGGAATGATATACCTATTGGCACAACTTCTGGAGGAAAACAAAGAACAGCCGAGGGAGGAGAGGCGTTGGCTATCATCAATAAAAAGAATACCAGAAAGTACAGAGGAGTGATACCAACCTTGATTGATAGCTTAAACAAAGGAACTTTTGAGAGAGTGTTTAGTAATTCATTTATTCCAAGCGAGGAGATTCCAAGTTTGGTAAATGTTGGTTTTGATAGTCCAGATTTAAAACAGATTGAGGATGATTTGGGAGCGATTAAAAAGAGAGGAGCAACCCAGAGATTTACAGATGGGCAAGGGAGATTGGTTGAGGTTTATAAGAATGTAACGAGAACTTATGTAGATTAATTATGATAGAATATAAATGGACTTTACAACATAGAGAAAGTAATGAGGATAATAAGATTGACCCCTATGCTATAACGCAGGGGTTTTACTGGTTTAATGATAATGAGGATGATAATAGTGCCTGTGCTTATAGTAAAAAAATATCAATTTCTCCAAACCAAAATTACCAAGGGAGGATAAATGGGAGTGCTACAACTAATATTTTTAGGTTTGTTACTTTTTATGATTTTAATGGAATGTATTTGAGTGATTTGAATGGGTTTGTGGATAGTTTTTTAAGTCCAAGCGGTGCTTATTATTGTATTGTTACTATAAATAGTTTAATTAATGGATTAGATGCTGAAAATGTAAGTTTAACGTTAGGCTTAGCAAGTGAGTTTGTACCATATTATACAAGCAGGGTTGTTTCTCCTATTTATAAAAAGATGGCAAGAGGATACAAGTTAGAAAGTGGAAAGCAGTTTTATAGAGAGAAATTAGATGGAAATGTTAAATTGATTAGAGAGGATTTTGATTACATAGATGCTCTACCATTTGATACCGAGTTTAAATTGTTGATTGAGGACTTAACAGGAATATTGCAAGATTATAGAGGTCTGTTTTTTAAAACTGATTGTAAATGGAATGAGGATGATAGGATTGTTGAGTTAAAGATGGAGCCAGATGATGAGTATGTTGATTTACTTGCAGGATTAGAGAAAACTTATAATTTGGTAGAATTAGAGCCAGAGATTAATGAGTTGACATTGAAAAAAAGACCATTAATACAAGTTTATATTCCAGGCGATACAGTTGTTACAAATATTCTGGGAGGAACACATTGGGAGCAAGAGATACAAACCGACCCAATATTTGACCATAATGCTTTAATAAATACCTATAAATTTGCCAATCCAAAAAACATCCGTATCGTTCCTGCATCTTATGCTGCTCAATTAAGTACAGACATTACAGGAGAGTATGATGATAATAGATTGAATGCAAATGGTCTTTATAGATTAGAGGAGGTTGCAACAGGGCAATCATATTGGTATCAAAAATATTATCAAATTGTTAGAGTTTCAGATGATGCAGTATTGTATAAAACAGCAAATACAGATTGGAGAAATACAAGTGTAAATAGTTTAGTTTTTAGAGGAGCAACCAGAAACACAATTACAGAGACAGGAACTTTTTATTTTACTGAATACAAGATTTATGTTAGGTCTTATACCGATTTATTAGAGACAGAAGGAACAGGGCAAAGTCCTGTTTCTACATATGAAATACCAAGCGAGGATATTATTGCCAACAACCGTAATTATAGGAGGATAATAGGTTACAATATTGATGATTTTTATATTTATGATGAGTTTGTTGAGTACCCAACTAAATTTGGAAAAGTACCAGATGATACTCCAGATGGAGGAAAGTATTACAAAGAGTTTTTGGTACCGGTTACAACAGGGTTGAGTAACCCACTTCCTGTAAGTTCATCAAATTGGAAAAGCGTTAGTTTGTGGTTTTTTAATACTTCATCAATTAGATATACCGAGTTTATAGATGGTCAAGATTACACATTGAGAGATAGCTACACTTTGGATAGTGTTATTGATGTGTTATTGAGAGAAATGGGCAGTACTGTAAGGCATAAAAATACAATTGAATATAGCCAAGTGCTTTATGCTGATCTAAACCCATTAGGAGGATTTACTTATTTGGATTTTGATGGAGGAACTGCAATAGATTATTCTGGAAATATTAAACATTTTCTAACTGCAAAATCAAATATCATAGCAGGAGAGTATGACCAACCAAGTCAAAAGGCTAATGCATCATTGAGTCAGATTTTAAATATGTTGAGAGATTGTTACAGGATTTTCTGGCATATTGAAAATGGAAAATTAAGATTGGAGCATATTACTTGGTATCAAAATGGAGGAACTTATACAGGAACTATTTTGGGAGCAGATTTAACAACTTTGGTTCAACCTAAAAATGGAAAAAATTGGAGTTTCTCACAAGGAAAGTATG